GTTAAGGCACCAGAATATTACGGAGGAAGCTTAGTCTGTGGATTCTATCCATCATTTCAATCTTTAGACACAACATCAATTATAACCTCAGTAGACGCAGCAACAATAATTCAATTAGGCGGAAAAAATTTAATAGCAGCAGACGATCAATCAATAGAAACCAAAATTCCATTTAGATTTCCATTCGGTTTTGTAGAGGCTCCTAATGACGTATTAGGACAATTTTGTATATTTGTATTAAACCCATTAAGAACTGGAACAGCAAATCCAAACTCAGTATCAGTAACCGTTTTCGCAGCAATAGACAAATCTCAATTCAAAATACCTGAATATATACCAGCATCTGAATATAAATCATTTAAATTTGACACAGAATATCAAGTCATTAATGACACTAGAATACCATTAACAATCAAATACCAATCAGGTATAAATGACTCAAAAACTCAACAAAATTACATCCCAACAGGACAAGTATCAGTGAATGATCCAATTATGGATATGAAACCAGTTATGTTATGCGCAGGAAAAGGAATAGTCACTGAACCAAAAATAAAACAATTTCAAGACCACCCAACAGATTTTGTACAATTAACTAAACGTTATAAATATTTAAATAGATCAACATGGACGACAATCAAAGCGGACACAAAATATGGCATAGCAATAGACACTCAAGACTGGCTTTCAGCAGCAATTGGAAAATACCAAACTTTTTATGGATTATACAGAGGCTCAATAACATTGAAACTAAGACCCATCATCTCAATTAAAACTACACCAACTGATCAAAATTTTAGAAAACAAGTAAAAATGTTTGCAACATTACAACAATCTCCAACCTTGTTAACCGAGGCACAAAAAACTTATTATTTAGGCGGATTTTTAAATTTTTCATCTGATGAACCACTTTCAATTATGATTCCTTACATGTCACCATTATTTGTATCAACTTTTTATTTAGACCCAACAGCAAAAGCTTTTAGAGAACGTAAATGGCTTCATATATATGTAGATAATTCAAACATCAAAGACGACATCGAATTTGCATTTGACGGTTTTGTTGCAGCAGCTGACGACATGGCTATGGGTGTATTTTTAGGCACTTCTTCTGGATACTTGGCACCAATACCAAACCGAGCACTAGAGAAAGCGCAAGAAAAGAAACCATTACCTAATCAACCAGTAACTTCAGCAAAACGAATAATAGTACCAATTAATTATCAATCAGGATTACCACACTATCAAATTATTTTAGATGAATTATATGCAAAATATGAAGGAGATTATTTGAAATACTCCGAAGAAGATAGAGATCTCAGAGATTATGCTTGGGAAGAAAGAGACAATGATTTTAAGCCGTGGCCAGACACCGTACCACGACCAATAGGATTTGATCCAAGCACAAATACAATCACATACACAGGCGGAACCAAGGAACAAGTTAAGGCATTGAAAGGAATAAATTTAGCAGAATTAAAACAATTGATTATTGATAGAAAAGTTCAACCAGGAATATTTTCTTATTTTCTAAGATCTCCCGACCGAAAACCAGTTAAGGCAATTATTTCTTCCAGCAATGGAAATTATCGAGTATCTGACGCTCAATTAAAACGAGCGATTAAGTATGTAACAATGAAAATTAAATACAACGTAGAATTAACATCTGATGAACAATTATTTTCGACCCGATTTATGCTTAGCAAACCAACCATAGTAGAAATTAAATACCAAGCTGGATTAATGGAATTTATAGATAAGGCAATAGACACCACACTCCCAATAGCAAACGTAGTGGATGCGATAGGTAATTTGTT